CCTCGAACAGCAGGGACAGATCTGCGTGCGCCGCCCAGGCCGGGGTCGGCGCCGTGCGCAGCAGCGACCAGGTGCGCCCGTCCGGGGATGCCTCCCAGTGCAGCGATCCGCCGTCCTCGCGCAGCCGCAGCCACGCGTGGGCGCTCGGGTCGTAGGACGGGAAGAGCGCGGCGCCGTCGGCGTAGCCCTCACGCAGGTACAGGCCCATCGCGTTCTGTGCGGCGTCGATCAGGAACCCGGCGTCGGTGCCGCCGGTGCCGGACAGCACCAGCAGCGAGCAGGCCGCCGACGAGGCGCCGCCCGCGGCCGGCGGGTAGACCCGCGCGGCGATCTGGCTCCAGGCCAGGGTGTACGCGGACGCTGACCGGTAGGCGGCGTAGCCAGTCGTGCAGGGTACGGATGCCGTGCCGTCCTGTTCGACCGGGTCCCCGTAGGACTGCGACCACAGCGCCGGGTCCCGGACGCCGTCGTCGAAGTCGTCGATGAGCAGGCCGAACCCCGGCACGGCTCTACGGCTGCGCCAGGGCGAGGACGCCCTTGCGCTTCTGGCCGTCGGCCTCGGCGGCCAGGACCCGGGCGCGCTCCTCGTCGTCGGCCGTCTTCAGGTACTCGATGACCTCGGGCGCCGTGTGCTCGCCCGGAGCGAAGGGTTCGCCGTCGTCGCCGTCGGTGGGGCCCGGGGCGGGCGGGGTGAGGGCACGCGCCTCGCCCGGGTCGGCGGTCGCCTGCTCGGTGGCGCGGACTGCCACCGGTGCGGGACGGGGGATGGTCACCGGGTCGGCGAACAGATGGCCGTGCGACTTGAGGATCGGGTGCTTGTCGTCGAGCAGCTGGCCGGCGACGAACGCCACGGGGGCGCCGTCCCGCCAGATGGTGAACGACTCGGTGCAGCGCTTCACGTGTGGCTCCTCAGCTGTGCGCGATCGGGGTACGCCGCGGGAACGCGCGCACGATGACGGCGCCGAACGTGCCGCCCGAGGTCGCGCCCGAGGTGGTGACGGACGCCCTGACGTAGCGCTTCGAGCCGATGTAACCCAGCTCCCACAGCGCGTCGTCGTCGGCGGCGACGATGGTGGGCGCCGAGCCCTGGAGGTCGGGGGCGGCCACGGTCGACCAGGCGGAGCCGTTGTCGGACTCTTGGAGGATCACGGCGTGCGAGCCGTCCGTGATCGTGCCCGACTGGACGATGAGCATCGCCGAGCGGGACGCGTCCTTGTTCTCGTGCAGGTCCACGGTGGTGCCGTTGACCGTGCCGTTCGTGCGCACAGCGAGGGCCAGAGTCGCCTTGGCCCGCGCCACGTTATAGAGGCTCTGCCTCATGGGGTGACTCCCTTCAGGGAATGCGGACGGCCGGAGAACCAGGGAGGTTCTCCGGCCGTACAGCGGGCGATCAGGTGACGTTGAGCATCCGGAACGCACCGTCGTTCACCGAGTCGGCACCGACCCGGTACCAGGCGTACCAGCCGCGCTGGCCGGTCGGCCGGCGGTTGGAGCCGACGAGGTGCGGCAGGAACTCGATGCTCATGCCGATGCGGTCGGCGATGACGTAGTTGTCGAAGTCGCCGTACACCATCACGTAGTTCTCGGCGGCCGCGTTGACGACGCCGTCCATGTCCTCGGCCTCGAGCGCGCTGCGGCCGAGCAGCTGCGGCGGCACGTCCGCGCCGATGCGCTCCCACAGGTTGGTGCCGCCCGAGGAGTCGAACTGCCTGACGGCGTTGTAGATGCCGCGGTTGGCGAGCCACGCAGCGTTCGGCCGGTAGCGGCCCGGCAGGGCCGTGTCCGTCTTGTAGACGTCGCCGGACGCGAACGTGTCGGCGGTCGTCGAGGTGACGATCGACGAACCGCCGGTGAGCGCGGTGACGATACCCGTCGGCTGCCCCGAGCCCGAGCCCGTGATGAACGCCGCAGCCTCCAGCGTGTCCTTGCCGAAGGCGAGCAGACGCCCGACCTCGGTGGTGACGTTGTCGGCGTCGTCCATCGCCTCGATGGAGATCGGCACGAAGCCGTCCGCCTTGTAGACGGGCACCGTGGGCTGGCCCAGGGTCGGCGCGTTGTCGCTCGCCTCGGAAGCCTCAGCAGCCCAACGCCACGACACAGCGCCAGCCGAGACCCCGTTCCACACGTCGCCGGTGGCGACGACCTGGCGGGCCACCTGACGGATCTGGTTGATCGATCCGTTCGAGGTGATGATGACGGTCGGGTCGAGCTGGAACGGCACGAGGTAGCCACCCGCGTTGTCCGTCAGGGACATCGCACGCTCCAGAGCCTGCTGCTCCTCCGGGGTGACCATGTGGCCCTTGCCGCGGGCCAGCTTCGACCAGGCCCGCATGTACTCCGGGGACGACGTCGCCAGGCACATGCGGGCGATCGTGCCCCGCTTGTCGTCCCAGCCCTCGATGATCTGCGTCGCACCGGACCGGATGTTGTCGTTGGCGCCGGCCATCTTCTCGACCGCGCACAGCGCGCGGGCGCGCAGCTCCTGGCCGAGGTCCTCGGGGGACCGGCCGAAGCTGCGCATCTCGCCGAGGTCCCACGGGTTGCGGAACCGGCGGTCCTCGACGCTGTCGGGGTTGAGGATCGGGTCGAGGTCGTAGGTGCTGCCGCTGCCGCTCGGCGTGCCCCGCTCGATGCCCAGCGCGGACGGCGTGCGGTCACTGGCCTGCGTCGCGGCACGGACCCGGTCCAGGGCGCTGCGGCGCTCCAGCTGGCGGCGGTGGTCGTCAACCTCGGCGAACTCGCGGGTGAGTTCGTCGAAGGTCTGCTCGTCCTCGGCGGTCAGGGCGTCGCGCTTCTCCAGCTCTTCGAGCTGGGCGCGGATGTCGCGCAGGCGGATGACCGCCTGGCCGTGGGAAAGCTGAAGCTTGGGCATCAGCCGGTCTCCTTCGGGGTGTCGATGGACGCCAGTACGCCGTCCATCAGCTCGCCGATTTCGGCCAGCTGAGAGCGCATGCGGACTGTGCGGTCGGATGGCGACGGGTGCCCATCGGCGGGCGGCGCGTCTGTGGTGCTCGGGGTCGGCGGGTGCTCGGGATCGAGCGGCGCGCCAGTGGAACGTTCGGGGGCCGGGTGCCCTGCGGCGGGCGGCGCGGCGGGAGGGGTGGCCTGGAGGCCACGGGCGCTGACCTGCGAACGCCCGGCGTCGAGTTCGGCCATGGCAGCCGACGGGCTCTTGATGCCGTGCGGCTCGCCGGAACGCTGGTAGAGCAGGGCGGTGGCGACTTCGCGGCGCAGGTCGGGATCGTCAGGGACGGAGGGAGTGGCGGCGTCGCGGGCGAGCGAGTGGCGGATGCGGCGGGTCATGTCGTCGTCGAGGGCCAGACTCTCGGCGACGTCCCGGGCGCGCACGGACACGCTGGTACCGGCGTAGGCCGGGAAGACGACCGGCCCGAGTTCGCGGCATTTCAGCTCGATCAGTTCGCGCGACAGGGGCCCGCGGTCGCCGGGCATCCAGAGCAGGTCGTAGACCTCCTCTGGCTTGACGATCTTCCCGTTGACGTCGCGCCACTCGTCGCGCACGACCTCGAACCGGAAGCTCATGCCGTTCACGGACTTCTCTGCGATCGCGTCGCGCACCGGCTGCATCAGCCAGTTGTCCGTGATGCGGCCCTCGACGTAGAGGCCTTGGTCGTCCTCCCGCAGGTCCGAGATGGAGCCGATCGGGATGGACCCGATGAGCGGATGCCGGCCGTGGTCGAACTGCATCACGGGCGTCTGCTCGCGGATGGTCTTCTTGAAGGCGCCCTTGCGGATGGTCTCCGTGAAGGTGCCCTCCCAGGAGTTGATCTCGGTCGGCTCGCCGAAGAGCGCCGCGTACCCGGACAGGGTCCGGCCGTCGCCCTCCTCGTCGCCCTCGGCGCGCAGCAGCTGGAATGGCGCCGAGCGCTCCAGATCGCGCGTCACGGCGGACAGGGTGGGCATCAGGAACCCCCTTGTGTGGGTGCGGGTAGGGCGGGCTTGCCGCCGATGTCACCGGGCTTCTGCAGCTGGACGGAGAACAGCCCGGTGTGGACGAGCAGTGCCCAGTCGGAGGCGTTCACGGCCTGCTGGACGGATGCCGGTGTGTACCCGGCGTCGACGAGCGCCCGGATCGTGCGGGACTCGATGCCCTGGATCTCGGCGGCGTCCCGGGCGTCCTCGCGCAGGAACGGAACCTGCCGCGCGTCGTACCAGAGACGCACCGCGCCAGAGCCGGAACCGGGCGGTGTCACGAGGGGGGCGAAGGAGCCGGCCGCGTTCTGCCACAGCGGATGGATCGTGCCGTCCGCGAACCGGCGCCGGGCCTGCCCGTAGTTCGAGTAGGTCGCGGCCTTCAGGCCCTCGGACAGGCCCACGATGATCGGCGGCACACCGGCCGCCGAGGCGATGCGCGTCTCACCGGCGCCCTGCACGCTGCTGAAATCCATCTGCCGGAAGTCCGAGCCGACGACCGTGACATCCGCGCCGCCGCCCAGGTACAGCGTCTTGTAGGCGTTCTCGACGCCGCGGTGGCTGGACTCCATCTTGGCCTTGAACTTGCCGAAGGCCTCGGGGGTGACCTCGCGCGCGAGCTTCACCACCAGGTTCGGGGTGGCCGCGTTCTCGAAGTACCGCCGCTTGTGAGCGGCCATCAGGTTGTCGTTCATCGACTCGCGCAGGACGGGCGTCAGCCACGACATGCCACGGAACGTCGCCAACGGGTCCGGGACGGGCGCGAAGTGCGCGACCTCCTCGGGCCACAGGAACACCGGGTCACAGCCGGGCTCCTGGTACAGGTAGCCGTACCGGCGCCACCCCAGGTCCCCGCCGTGCGGATGGCGGCGGCGCTCGAGGACGATCTGCACCCAGTCCGGGCGCATCCGCACCGCGTCGCCCTCGTGAGCAGTCCAGTACGAGTTGCCCGCCAGGTCTGCGTCCTGGATGACCCGCGAGAGCAGGTCCTGGGTCGTGCCGCCCGCCCACGGGGTCTCGAGCAGGCGCAGTTCCTGCGTGCCGAACATCTCGCTGGGTGTGCCGTTGTTCAGCCGCTGCCACGTGAACCGGGGCGCGGAGAACACCGACATGCGGGCCACCATGCACGCCCAGATGACGGGGTTGGTCGCGAAGAGCGTCGCGTACCCGGGGAGGTCCGTCGGCGCCCTCTCAGCGGCCTGGCCGGGCTGCGACTGGGTGATGCCCAGCGCGGAGAAGCCGCCGTAGCCGAGGGACTGTTGCAGGGCCGCCGCGTAGTCGTCGATCGTCGCGATGTCGCGCGCCGCCGGCCGCCCTCGGGCGCGCCGCCACAGACTCGTCACGGGCTGCCCCTGTCAACGTCCATCAGCAGCAGGCAGTACGCCACCAGCAGCACGCCGCCGACCACCAGGCCCACCGCGAGGCCGAGCCCCAGACCGGAGCCCGACGCCGCCATGGCGCCGCCCGCCAGGACCCCCGACCGCGCTCGGCCCGTTCGTGTCAGCCGTAGTCGGCCCACGGTTCCACCTCCTCTTCCGGCTCCTCGATGTCCACGAAGAGGCCCCACCGTGCGTTCGTCACGCCCACCAGGGGCGTGATATCCACGCCCACCCCGCGCCGGGCCCACGCCCACGCCTCGCCCAAGTCCCGCTTACGGGCGCCCGCGAGGGCTGTCGACAGCGGCGCCTGGCCGAGGTGGACGATCCGGCTCGCGGCCACCGCGTCGTAGAACTGGCCGGTGGCCTGGACGACGTCGCGCGTCTTCGTCTGGACGATCGGCGCCAGGAGCCGGGGCTCCTCGTCGCCGTAGTCCTCGTCCGGGTCGAGCTTCAGCGCGTCCGTGACGTCGCCGATCAGCGATCCGGCCGGGCTGCCCGGGTCGATCACCCAGCAGCGCGGCCGCCACTTCTCCGTCAGCTCCCGGACCCGCTTCGCCACCCAGTCCGTACCGGGCCGGTTGTCGACGACCTCGACGTGCACGACCTCACCGTTGTGGCCAGCTGCGCAGATCGAGGCGTGCGAGCGTTCCGGGGTCACGTCGATGGCGAAGGCGACCGGGTCCGCCATCTGGCTGTCACCGTCCGCCAGGGCCTCCCATGCGTCCTTGCCGATGACCGACCAGGCGTCGCCCTCCTCGGACGGGTACTCGCCCACCCCGAGCCGCTCACGGGCGTACCCGGCCGGGCTGAGCGTGGTCCGTTCGTTGCGGCTCTTCAGCAGCGAAAGCCGGTAGCCCGTCGACGGGTTGGCCTTGAGAATCGCCTCGTCGCTGTCCGTGTCGTCGTGCTCGGTGCAGCCCTTCACGCACTCCTTCACGTGCGGGCTGATCGACCACTCCATGTAGGCGAGCGACGTGTCCGGTACGCCCGTCTCCAGCGCCGTCTCCACTCGCCGCCGCAGGCGCCCGAGTTGTACGGACGGGGCGCCGATACCGGCGCTGCCCAGGTACCAGATCTGCGGGTCGTCCACGGCCGCCATCGTGGGCAGCAACGCGTCCATCGCCTCGTCGCCGAGGATCATCGCCTCGTCGAGGATGTTGCAGTCACCGGTGAACCCGCGGCCCGAGCCCTTCGAGCGGGCGATGAACCGCAGCGTGCGGCCGTCGTAGAGCTCGACAGCTTCCTCGCCGACGGTCTGCCGGAACGTCTTCACGCGTTTCAGCAGGTCAGGGCATCGGCGGATGAGCCGCTCGATCCGCTTGAACGCCGACTTCGCCGTCTTGAATTCATGGGCGGAGTGGAGGATCAGTTCCTCCTCGCCGATGAACAGGCCCCACAGCTCCCGGGCCTCGATCAGCGCACCCTTCCCGTTCTGCCGGGGGACGTTGACGCAGACTTCGAACGCGGACCAGCGGCCCTCGTCGTCCTCGGCCATCGCCTGGTTCAGTACGTACTGCTGCCACGGGTCGAGGATCAGCCCTGCCTGGGCGGCGAGGTCGATCGCTTCCTGTCCTGCGGTCGATA